GCTGTAGATACTATCAAGGACATCACAGAAGCTGAGGCCGCTGCGCAAATCAAGTCAATTCAAAATCGCACTCGCGGTATTGAACTTACTAAGCAGGCTATTGCGGAAGAGGCACGGTTGGCCAGGGTTGCCGCTGAAAAACTGCCTCCCAACAAGAAGTCTGTTGAGCTTGCAAGGATTGCTCAAAAAGAAGCCAATCAGCTGAACAGACTTCAGCAAGAGGAGCTTAGGACTGCCAACAATATCGCCAAGGCAAAGCTTGAATTGAATGAGCTATTGGCCAAGGCCAAGGGTGAGCAAGGGTTGTTGAATGATGAGCAGTTGCAGCAAGAGCTGAATCAGATCAGGGTCAATGAGTTGATGTTGAAATACAACATTCTCATCGAAAATAATGTAATTAGCGCGGAAGAATTAAAGAAAAAACTTCAAGAAGCTGTTGCTGCGCTGAGCAATCCAGAGGAGAAGACAAAGGGCTTTGTACAGGGGCTGAAAGATCTTGTTGAAGAAGCTACTAATTTGAATGAAAGGCTTGGCGAGTTTGGAGTACAAGCCATAGACAAGTTTGCGAACACATTTGCAGACTTCGTCGCTACAGGCAAGGCAAGTTTCCGAGATTTTGCGAACTCAGTGCTGCAGGACTTGGCGCGTATTTTCGCCCGTGCTGCTTTCTTCCAGGCGCTTGAGGGCATATTCCCTGGCCTCGGAAAAGTCGCAAAGGTCACCGGAAGCGCTAAGGGCAACGTCATCGCCAAAAACAAGATCGTGCCTTATGCCATGGGCGGCATCGTCAACAAGCCCACGTTGTTCCCAATGGCGAATGGTGCCGGGCTTATGGGCGAGGCCGGCCCAGAAGCGATCATGCCGCTGCGTCGTGGAGCTAATGGCAAGCTCGGTGTCGAGGCTTCTGGCGGGTCAATGGGCAACATCACAGTCAACGTTGACGCTGCTGGGTCTTCTGTTGAGGGTGATGCAAGTCAAGCCAACCAGCTAGGCAAAGCGATTGGTATTGCAGTACAACAGGAGCTAGTGAAGCAGAAGCGTCCTGGAGGCTTACTCGCAAGCTAATGGCAGCATTCCCTTCTATTGATCCGTCTTACGGAGCGCAAAAGCGCAGTCAGCCGAATGTACGAACTGTTCAATTTGGCGACGGATACCAGACCAGATTGACCTACGGAATTAACCAGAATCCAAAAGAATGGCAGCTTGAGTTTCGCAACCTGACAGAAACTGACGCTGACACTATTGAGACTTTCTTGGATGCAAGGGCTGCTGATAATGCAGCATTTGATTGGTCGCCACCTGATGAGACTGACACTTACAAGTGGATTTGCAGGTCTTGGACCAAAACTTTGCCATATTCAAACTTGGCGACGATTCAAACTACATTTACTCAAGTCTTTGAACCGTAATGGCAGTAGCGAATTGGAACGCTAGTACCGCATTTTCCGTCGGTGACATTCGTCGTTCTACCGGCGACGAAGGCACTGGTCTGTTCTTTCGTTGTACGACTGCTGGTACGTCAGCTAGTTCAGAACCTGAGTGGCCCAGCTCTGCTGGCGACACCGTTACTGATGGGACGTGTGTTTGGACTGCGATTTCAGCAACGTATGGCGATCTTGCGATCTCCAACCCCAGCGCAATCATTGAGCTGTTTCAGCTGCGGCTGGATTCAGCGTTACACGGCAGCAATGACATTTATTACTTCCATGCTGGCACTAACGAGTTTGGCGAGAGCAACATCGTTTTCGCCTCAAACACTTATTCGCGTGTTCCGATTAAGGCTGACGGCTTCGAGTACACGAACACTGGAACCCTGCCACGGCCAACACTGACTGTCAGCAACCTCAGCAGCACCATCACAGCACTGCTGTTGCTGGTCAATGCAACAACTGCTGGCAATGACCTTGGTGGGGCGGAGGTAAGGCGCATCCGCACGCTTGCCAAGTATCTAGACAGCGACAACTTTGGCTCAAACAAGCTTGCAATCACGCAAGGCGGCGATTCCTTGGTCACACAAGGCAGCGACAACCTTGAGTTCAGCGTTGTTGTGACCAACGCAACGGCTGATCCAAACGCTCGCTTTCCCGATGAACGCTGGTTCATCGACCGTAAGTCGAGCGAAACACGGGACAGCGTGACGTTTGAGCTAGCAAGCAAGTTTGACCTGGCTGGTCAAAAGATTCCGAAGCGGCAGGTGATCGCCAACGTTTGTCAGTGGAAGTACCGCAGCAGTGAATGCAGCTACACCGGCAGCAACTACTTTGACGTGAACGGCAACAGCGTCAGCACGTTGGCCGAGGATGTTTGCGGCAAGCGTGTGGCCAGCTGCAAGCTGCGGTTTGGTGAGAACGCTGAACTGCCGTTTGGCTCATTCCCTGGAGCGGGACTGACTAAGTGATGCAGCTATTAGACGAGTTGCGGGCAGAGATCTTGCAACACGCCAAAGCTGAAACGCCGAGAGAGTGTTGCGGGTTGGTTGCTGTGGTCAAGGGTCGGTATCGGTACTTTCCGTGCCAAAACATTGCAGACACGCCTGATGAGCACTTTGTTCTCAGCGGCTGGGAAGCTGTGGAGGATCAGGGTGAGGTGATCGCCATCGTTCACAGTCACCCGAAAACTAACCCTGAGCCATCAACAGCTGACCGGGTTGCGTGCGAAAAGTCAGAACTGCCATGGTTCATTGTTAATCCAAACACTGAAGGCTGGGGCTACTGCGAGCCAGCCGGCTTTGAGCTGCCGTATGTGGGACGTGAGTTTGTGTTTGGCGTGGTGGACTGCTACACGCTTGTGCGTGATTGGTACGCAAGGGAGTACGGGGTCCAGTTGCGGGATTATGACCGCCGGGACAAGTTCTGGGATCGTGGCGAGAACTTGTATATGGACAACTTTGCTGCGGAGGGGTTTAGCAAGATTCCGCTAAAGGAGGTGCAGCGCGGTGACTTGATTTTGATGAATCTGGTTTCACCGTTACCGAACCATGCAGCGATTTATCTGGGTGATCAGCAAGTGCTGCATCATGTGCAGGGCAGGCTCTCTAGCAGGGATGTCTATGGCGGTTACTATGGGAAGAGCACTGCCTGCGCCTTGAGGCATGAAAGTCGTTAAGGTCTATGGCGCTTTGCGTAAACGGCTTGGCCAGTGCCGGTTTGAGTTTGATGTGGCAACACCAGCCCAGGCAATCAAGGCGTTGTGTGTCAACTTCCCAGGGCTAGATGGTTGGTTGGTCGATAGTGAAAAGAATGGCGTTGGGTATCGTTTAACAGTCAGCAAAGAGCAAGTAACTGAGGACAATGCTGCTCCTTTGTTGATGCCTTTCAGTGATCGTGAAGTGTTCAGCATCACGCCTGTTGTTGCAGGTGCGGGGCGCGGTGGTGGAATGATCCTTGCAGGCGCTGCATTGATTGCTGTTGCAGCAATATCTGGTGGTGCAGGTTTGTTCGCTGGAGGCAGCATGGGTTTTGGCGTGACTGCTGCTGGTGGCACGTTTGCATCCGCCACTTTTGGGGTAAAGCTGGCAGTTATCGCAGGAAACCTTGGTATAGCGTTGACACTGGGTGGCATTGCGCAATCTCTTTCACCTCAGCCAGAGTTAAATAGCACTCTTGACGAATCAGCGCAGTTGGAGTCGTTTACCTTTTCCAACGTCGTTAACACCAGTCGTCAGGGTATGCCCTGCCCAATAGCCTATGGGCGGTTGTTCGTTGGATCGGCAGTGCTATCCAGCGGTCTTGACGTTGATCAGGTGCAGGTATGACACAGACCAAATACGTCGTTGGTGCTGGTGGTGGTGGCGGTAAAGGTGGTGGCGGCAGAAGCACGCCAACTGAGCAGGACGATACGCTCCAGTCAACACAGTTTGCCAACGTCCTTGACCTGATCAGCGAAGGCGAGATTGGTGGGCTTGAGGATGGCAATAAGAGCATTTTCTTAGACGACACGCCTGTTCAGGCAGCTGACGGCACCAATAACTTTGAGGGCTTTACTGTTGTCACCCGCGTTGGAACGCAAGGCCAGACACACCTTGCTGGACCATTCAACACAACAGAACGAGAAACAGCAGTTGGCGTTGAGGTCACAAACGGCACTTCAGTTACTCGCAGCATCACGGATACAGATGTCGATCGTTTGCGTGTCACGCTGACCATCCCATCGCTTCAAGTGCTTGAAGACGATGGTGATGTTGTTGGCAACAGCGTTCAGATCAAGATTCAGATCCAGTACAACAACGGCGGATACAACGACGTTATTACTGACACGATTAGCGGTAAAAGCAGCAACCGTTATCAGCGAGATTATTTAGTCAATCTAACCGGCAGCTTCCCTGTTGACGTGCGGATGGTGCGTGTCAGCGCCGATGAAACAACTCAGAAGCGGGCTAGCAGCACAATTTTTCAAAGCTTTACTGAGATTATCGATGATAAGTTCCGCTATCCCAACTCAGCACTGGTTGGCCTGCGGTTTGACTCACGTCAGTTCAGTAGCATTCCAGCCCGTAAATACCTGATTCGTGGGATCAAGGTCAAGATTCCAAGCAATGCAACGGTAGACACCACAACGCATCTGGGACGGATCACTTATTCCGGCATTTGGGACGGCACGTTTCAGGCTGCTACATGGACAAATGATCCGGCTTGGTGTTTGTATGACTTGCTAATTAGTGAGCGCTATGGGGCAGGCGTCCCAGAATCATCGCTTGATAAGTACGACTTTTTTGCGATCAGTCAATATTGCAACGCTTTAGTTAGTGATGGAGCGGGTGGGCAAGAGCCGCGCTTCAGCCTCAACATGTTGATTAACAGCAGGGATGAGGTTTATAACGTCATTCAGCAAATGACTGCCATCTTCCGTGGCATTGCGTACTACGGCGCTGGCACGTTGCAACTGTTG